TGGTGAGCGGAGGCGCGATGAACGACTAGCGACAGAACTTTACTCTGCTCCACCACAATGCTAAGAAGGTTTCTATGGCGATGCAAAAAAACCTTTGGAGTATTAGTGCGTTAGCGGTCGAATTTGGGCTAGATCGGCGCACTGTGGCACAGCGTCTAATGTGCATTGAACCGACAGAAACCAAAGGTCGCGCCAAACGCTACGCACTACAGGATGCCGCAAAAGCAATCATCGGACAGATTGCAGTTACAGGCGACATACTTTCCTATGATGAAGCCAGAGCAAGAAAGATGGCAGCCGAAGCAGAGTTGGCAGAAATCGAATTGCAGAAAGAGCGTGGCGATGTTTTGTCAGTAGAAACAATCAACGAAGTCAACAATGAGATATTTGGGAACTTTCGCGCAAAGTTGCTTGCGCTCCCGGCTAAGTCAGCACCCGACATCTTTGCCAGTAGTAATGTCAAAGAGGCGAAGGGTATTTTGCGTAAGAGTGTAAACGACATTCTTGAAGAACTGTCAGATAGTATGATTGAAGTCTATGACCTTGAAGATACCGAATTTACCAGCAGCACGAAAGACAACAAAAAACGTACTTGATATAATCAAGCCACCACCAATCCTGACGGTAAGTGAATGGTCTGATAATCACAGGCGTTTGTCTGCTGAAGCATCATCCGAAGCTGGTGTTTGGTCAACTAGCAGGGCTGAATATCAGCGCGGAATAATGGACGCTATCAGCGATGATGCAATCGAAGCAGTTACGATTATGTCTTGCGCCCAGGTTGGCAAAACCGAAATGTTACTCAACTTGATTGGGTATCATATTGAGCAAGACCCAAGCCCCATTCTCGTCGTCCAGCCGACACTGGATATGGCGCAGACATTCAGCAAAGATCGGCTTGCTCCAATGTTGCGAGATACGCCTGTGCTGAAAGGCAAGGTCAAAGACCCTCGTGCTAGAGACAGTGGCAACACAACATTGAAGAAGAACTTTCCCGGCGGTCACATAACCATGTGTGGCGCAAACAGTCCAAGTTCCCTTGCAAGTCGTCCAATCCGTATCGTGTTGTGCGATGAGGTTGATCGCTTTCCACCGTCTGCTGGAACCGAAGGTGATCCCATTGACTTGGCAAAAAAGAGGGCAGCAACATTCCACAATCGCAAGTTTGTTATGGTCAGCACACCGACTGTTGAAGGTACATCTCGAATATCTGCTGCTTTTGAAAATACAGACAAACGAGAGTATTATGTCCCTTGCGCCGATTGCGGCGAAGAACAGATTATGAAGTGGTCGAATGTTCATTGGGATAAAGATCAGCCTGAAACGGCTTACTATGCCTGTGAACATTGTGGTTCAGTTTGGGATGATGCGTCCCGCTATAGAGCAGTTCGCAGGGGTATCTGGAGAGCCACCAATCCAGAGATAGTCGGAAGGGCGGGGTTCCGGCTATCAGGATTGTACTCTCCGTGGATTACTTTGGAGACTGCCGTTAGAGAGTTCTTAGAAGCAAAAAAGCTGCCTGAGACTTTGCGAGTTTGGGTGAATACTTACCTTGGCGAAACGTGGGCTGATGAAGCAGCCGGGGACGGATTGGATGATTTTGCCATATCCACCCATCGGGAAGATTATGGCGACAAAGTGCCGGAAGGTGTTGTTGTATTGACTGCCGGGGCAGATTGCCAGCAAGACCGAATTGAAATAGAGGTCTGCGGTTGGGGGCGTGATGAAGAAACTTGGAGCATTGACTATCGAACATTTTATGGCGATCCTAATTCTGCAAACGTATGGGCTGAACTTGACGAGTATCTTTCGCAAACATGGATGCGCGAAGATGGCGTGAAGCTGGCAATCAAGGGAACGTGCATTGACAGCGGTGGGCATCACACTCAAAGTGTCTATCGTTTCTGTAAACCAAGACTAGGCAAACGTGTTTTCGCCATCAAAGGTATTGGTGGCGAGGGCAAGGCTTTGGTCAATGGGCGACCATCAACAAACAATAATCTAAAATGCAAACTGTGGTCTATTGGAGTGGATACAGCTAAAGAAATTATCTACTCCCGGCTAGCAATCAAAGAAGTTGGCGCGGGTTATTGTCACTTTCCAGAGCGATATGATGACGAATATTTCAGTCAGCTAACCGCAGAGAAAGTCGTCAAGAAATACCATAAGGGTTTCCACCGCAGAGAGTGGGTGAAAATACGTCAGCGCAACGAGGCTTTAGATTGCCGTGTCTATGCGTTGGCGGCATTGAACATACTTGGCATTTCCGTTAATATGCTTGCACAGAGATATGCCAAGACAGACGCAAAGGATGTGGATGTTGATAAAGCCAAACCTAAAAGGCGCAGAGCAAAACGCAAGTCTGGTAACTTTGTGCAAGGGTGGCGATGAACCCGGCCTAGAGCCGATTTGTAAAAGATAGAACTTAGGCAGGGGGTATTTGCCGTGGCAAATTTATTTGATAGCGCAAATGCACCCGTTGGGGTTCCCAGCGAAGTTTTCATTGGCGACTTCATACAATTTAAGATAACCGAGTTCTCTGACGATTACGCAAACTCCGCACACACAATGAAATTGATTGCCCGGATAAGCACAGGGGCAAACACTGAAATAACGATCACTGCAAGCGCGTTGGATGACGACTACCTATTTTCTGTAGCATCGTCGTCTAGCGCAAGTTTCACGGCTGGCAATTACCATTATCAGTTAGAGATTACACGCGACAGCGACAGCAATCGAATTATTGTTGATCGTGGTCATATAAAAGTTTCTACAGACTATGATAACAATGTTGATCCACGCGCTCACGCTGAAATCATGTTGTCCAAGATCGAGAGCATCCTGGAGGGCAAAGCCGACAGTGATGTAAGCAGCTATTCAATCCAAGGTCGTTCTTTGACCAAGTTAGGCATCGAAGAATTATTGGAGTGGCGTAATTATTATCGTGCTGAAGTAAACGAGATCAAGCGCAAGGAACAGATCAAGCATGGTCGTAAAACCAAATCGACAGTTTTGGGAAGGTTTTGACAATGGGACTTTTAGACTTTCTCAACCGTGAAGAAAAGCCGAAGCAGATGAAATATAAAAGGCTGTTTCGTAATTATGGTGGCGCAAACAGTGGTCGGCTTTTTGGTGACTTTGTTGCTAGTAGTTTCTCAGCCGACAGCGAACTAAAAAATTCATTACCTGTCCTACGCAACCGCAGCAGAGACTTGGCAAGAAATAATGAATATGCCAAGCGGTTTCTGAACCTGATAAAAACCAATGTCGTGGGTGAGAAGGGTTTTAACACACAAGTTCGTGCAAGAAACCCTGATCTGACTTTGGATGTAGCTGGCAACAGAATAATTGAAGATGCGTTTCATCAGTGGGGGCGTTTGGGCAATGCGGATGTAACAGGGAGATTAAGCTGGCTGGATTGTCAGCGTGTTGCAGCCGAAACACTAGCGCGAGATGGCGAAGTGTTTATCAAGATCATTCGCAATCGCCAATATGCAAACGGGTTCACTTTGCAATTCATCGAAGCTGATCTGGTTGACGATCAGGAAAATGGCCGCAACGAAAAGAACGGTAATGAAATCCGTATGGGTGTTGAGATGGATCAGTTCCATCGGCCTGTCGCATATCATGTGCTGACTAGCCATCCGAATGACAGCTTCTTTAGAACACCTAAAAAGAGAGAGCATGTTCGTGTCCCCGCTTCTGAGATGATCCATATATTTATGCCAGTTCGGACGCACCAGACACGCGGCGAACCATTTATGGCTCCGGCAATCACAGGGCTAAAGATGCTGGATGGTTTTGCGGAAGCTAGTCTTGTTGCTGCTAGAGCGGCAGCGTCGAAGTTTGCTGTTCTTACTACACCATCGGGCGAAGATTTTGTCGGGGATGATGAAACAGAACAAGATGTTCCTGTCGTCGATTTTGAGCCAGCTAGTATTTTTCAGTTGCCGGAAGGTCAGGACTTAAAACTCATTGACCCTAATCATCCGACAACAACATTTGACGAGTTCCAGAAAGCTATTCTACGAGGGATCGCTGCTGGACTAAACGTCAGCTATACGAGCCTATCGAATGATCTCACTGGCGTTAGTTATTCGTCAATACGCCAAGGCACGATTGAAGAACGCGATCACTTCAAGATGTTGCAATCTTTTCTAGTGCAGCATTTTTGCGAACCAGTTTTTCGGGCATGGTTAGAAACTACGATGACAGTAGGTGACGTTCCAATCCCGATAGACAAGTTTGATAAGTTTGCTGATGCTGTCGTGTTTCGTGGTCGGGGGTTTGCCTGGGTCGATCCGCAACGTGAAATCAATGCAAATATATTGGCACTGTCCAATGGCATTGTTAGTCTGTCTGACATTGCAGCAAACTATGGTCGTGACGTAGAAGACTTATTCTCACAGATACAATCGGATCAAGAGATGGCAGAGCGTTACGGTATCAAAACTGCGTTCCAGCCGTTTGGTAGCAAACTGCCAGCAGAAGCTGAAGTTGATGGGGCTGACAATGCCGACTGACTTTCCTACAAAGGGTGACGACAAAAAGATCAGTTTGCGTAACAGCAACTATCCGCAGTTTGACTACGATTTTGCGACAGGCATAAAAAAAAATAATAATGAGGTTTGGCGTTTGGGTGGGAACATTCGCGGCAACGAGGCTTATGAGTTCTGGACAAAGGCAAGAGATGGTTCGGAAACCGAAGGCACACTTGATTGGATAAAGGAGCGCGAAGCCTGGGCAGCAAGACACTTTGAGGATGGAGCGCAGTTTAAAGATGGTGACTTGGAGCCCAACAGATCGAATGTTGGTGGCGTTGTAGCCTTGATGAAATGGGGCGTCGTCGGAACGCTGGGAGAGCGCGGCATGAAGGATGTAATATTGGAACTTGTGAAGAAGCTAGAAGGCAAGAAGGACGAAGATCGTGCCTTCTCTGATTTAAGCGATGCAGTCCAAACTGGAATACGCAACATGGTCGAGGAACACAATGAAGAAGTCGGTAATGCAAAAACTAAGCGTACGAATGTACGCACGATGGCAGCAGTTTTTGAGCGCGGTGTCGGCGCGTATAAAACAAATCCGGGAAGCGTTAGGCCGAATGTAAAGTCACCAGAGCAATGGGCGTATGCACGTTGCCGGAGTTTTTTATTCGCGTTACGCAATGGACGCTTCCAAGGTGGAAAACACGATCAGGATTTGTTACCATTGGGACATCCCTTATCAACAAAGGAACGGGACATGGCAGATTTAGAGCAGAGACATATTCTGAACGTCGAAGAAACCGATGAGGCATACACCATTACTTTCGCTAAGAAGATGGAAGAAATGGAAGAAATGGGTGATATGGAAGAGCGCCCATATCATTATGACGAGGACGAGGATAAGAAGGGCGCGAAAGACAAAGATATGGAGCGTCTTGATCGTTTGAATATGTCCAAGCGGTATCATCAGTTTGATGATGACAGAACTATTGACGAAGAAACCCGCGAAGTTCGCGTTGGCGTTTCCAGTGAGGAACCAGTGGAGCGCGATTTTGGAATGGAAGTTATTGACCACAGCCGGGAGAGCATGAACCTTGAGTTCCTTAATTCTGGTCGTGCGCCTTTACTGCTGGATCACGATATGACCAAGCAGATAGGTGTGGTTCAAGAAGTTGAGATGGATGAAGATAAGCGCAGATTACGCGCTATAGTTCGCCTTGGAAAAGGTGAACTGGCTTCTGAAGTCTTTAACGATGTTCGGGACGGTATTCGTCAGAACATCAGTGTCGGCTATCGAATAGATGGTCGAGTTGAGCGTGAAGGTGATCCTGACGAAGTTGTTAGGGTTGCAACAACGCCGATGGAGATTTCGATTGTATCTTTGCCAAGTGATAGGTCGTCACTTGTCGGCATCGGGCGGTCAGTTTCCAAACCTTTGCAAACATCAGTTAAAACGGAGATTGCTATGACTGATACAACTGAAACCCAAGTCGTTGACTTGGATGCGGCGAAGGCAGAAGCTGTTCGAGCCGCAAGAAAGAACGATAGCGAAATTCTTGCTATCGCTGCCAAGCACAATAAGCGTGATCTTGGCGATGCCGCCATTCGTGACGGTTTGAGCGTTGATGCGTTTCGCGGTCAACTTCTTGATGTCATCGGTGATGACAAGCCACTTGATACGCCCCCAAGCGTTGTTGACGCACCTGTAAAGGAAAAGCGTTCCTATTCGCTTGCTCGTATGATCCGCGCTCAAGCTACGGGCGATTGGCGCGAAGCTGGCTTTGAACGTGAGATGAACGATGAAATTACACGTTCTGTCGGGCGAGAAGCAGAAGGCGTTTACGTCCCTGACTTTGCATGGCAACAGCGTGGCCCACTTTCCACTGCCGCCACAGGCGCGACAGGATCAGAAGTCGTGTTTGATGATTTCGTTCCCACGGAACATCGCGGCGATCTTTTCATTGAAGCACTACGCGCCAAACAGGTTCTTGGAAATCTTGGCGCAACCTACATGGGGGGTCTGACGGGTCGTGTAAAAATGCCGAAACTGGCAACAGGCGCGACAGCCGGGTTTGTTGAGGAACTCGGTGACGTTTCTGATGGAGCCGGAACCGATGGTGGCGTGACACTTCAGCCGCGCACAATGGGTGCGTTTGTTGAAATTTCACGCTTGCTGATGATGGAGAGCGTTCCCGCGATTGAGCAAATCATTCGCAATGATCTGCTTGCTTCTGCTGCCGATGCCATTGAGAAACATGCCATCCAAGGCAGTGGTTCATCAGGCCAGCCAACTGGTATTTTGAATACATCCGGCATCAATGATCTGGACATTTCAGCCGATACCGATGTGGCGGCTCTGACATGGCAAGACATCATAGACTTGGTGAAACTTGTCGAGGAAGACAACGGCATTGTCAATGGCAACGCGGCTGGCTTCCTGTCCAATCCAAAGGTCAAAGCCAAGTTAGCAGCGACTGTAAAAGTCGGCTCCACCGATAGCGTCATGCTTTTGAACGACCCTTGGAATAACCTTTATGGTTATCCGGTTGAGTTCACTGGCAACGTACCGTCAAACCTGAACCCCGGTGATGGTGGAACGGACGCTAGTGCATTGATATTTGGAGATTTTTCCCAGTTAATGATCGCAAATTTTGGTGCGCCAAGTATACTGGTAAATCCCTTTGCGGGTGACAAGGCGGGAACAATACGTTTGACCCTCTTGGGTGAAATTGACGTAGGTGTTCGCAACGCTGTCAGCTTTGCTGTAACTAACGAGGTCAGCACTGCCTAGTGGTCTGGGGGGCAGCTTGGGAGACCAGGCTGTCCCACTTTCCCATGTGAGGAATTATGAAAGTTAAAATCCTAGAGAAAACATTTATCGGTGCTGGCGGTAATTTACACGCCGGAACTGAGCATGAAATTGATGACAATGTAGCAGAGCGATTGATTGCGCGAGGCGTTGCTGAAAAAGCAAAGAAGGCTGCGCCTAAAGGTAAAAAGACTAATCGCGCTGTGAAAAAAGTCGCTACGCCAGAAGATGAATAAATGGCTGTCGAAACCGCCACAGAATTAGCGATATACTTTGACGCTGATGATTTCGGTGTTGCGGCTTCATATACACCCCAAGGCGGTTCAGCCACTACCATCAATGGTATCTTTGACAATGAGTTTTTTGAGGTAGAAGCTGGCGGCGAAGTTGCTGTTGCAATGGAGCAGCCACGGTTCACCTGTCGCACATCTGACGTTTCTAGCGCGGCAGAAGGCGATACCATAAACATAAACAGCCAGAATTATACGATCAGAGTGGTTCAGAATGACGGGACAGGTGTGACTGTCCTGGTTCTGGAAGAAGCGTAATGGCACACGTTAGGAAATCCATAAGGGACAATATTACCACCACACTGACGGGTCTAACGACTACTGGAACGCGCGTCCATCAAACAAGATTTTATCCATTGGCAGAGGCAAAACTGCCAGCCCTTACTATTTACACCAAGTCAGAAACGTCTGATTACTCAACAGTAAAAACGCCCAGAACAACGATCAGAACGCTTGACGTAACCGTTGAGGCTTACGTTTCCGCTAATACCAATCTTGATAACACTCTGGACACGATTGCTGTAGAGATCGAAGAAGCATTATTCACTGATCTAACCCGTGGCGGCAATGCTAAAGACACAAAGATAACTTCTTTTGATGCTGATTTTTCGGGCGATGGAGAGAACCCTGTAGGCGTTGGACGCTTTTCAATAGAAGTCATGTATGTTACTTTAGAAAATGATGTTGAAACGGCGGTTTAGGATGAAGCGCGTTACAGTTTATGATAAGGATGGAAACGCAATAAATTGCTGGCCTGACACGGCAAAGAAACTTATTGCGCTTGGATATTCGGAAGATGAGCCGAAGAAGGCTAAAAGTCGGAAGCCTAAAAAGTCCGATGAAGCGACTAGCGAGAATGAGGTCTAACTATGGGAACACACGCGGGATCGGAAGGTACGGTTTTTATCGGCGGTAATGAGTTGGCCGAAATCCGTTCCTTCACACTTAACGTCACGGGAGATGTTATTGAGGACACAAGCATGGGCGACAGTTTTCGCTCGTACAAAGCTGGCCTTGGCCAATTTACCGTTTCATTTGAATGTTTCTTTGATGAACTTGATGCAGCACAAAATTCGCTCGATGTCGGTTCTACTGTCACGGTAGAACTTTACCCGGAAGGCAATGCTTCTGGTGATATCAAGTTAAGCGGTTCAGTGATCGTTACAGGCAAGACGGTGACATCTACTTTCGATGGCATGGTTGAACATGCGTTTGAAGCGCAAGGATCGGGCGGGATTACTGAAAGCACAGTATAAATATAGACAGACGGAGGTGGCACGATGTCTAAATTCGGTGAGCAGATTTCTGCTAATAGAGAGAGCAGAAAACGCGAGTATGTGGAAGTCGATGAATGGGGCGTAGATGGAAGCCCTTTGAAAATATATTATACGACTGTTACTGGCTCTGATATCGACAAGGTACAGCGTAAATATAAAGACTTCACAACAAACCCATCAATCGCTGGCATGGTTCAAATGATTATCATAAAGGCGCAAACAGAAGATGGCGAAACTATGTTTACGCTTGATGATAAGCCGACACTGATGCGCGAACCCATAGGGGTTCTTACAAATGTTTTCGGCTGCATATTCAATCCCGTTAGTATTGAGGAACAGGAAAAAAACTGAGAGGCGATCCATTCCGTTTCGGCCTGATTTCTCTAGCGGTAAGATTGGGCAAAACGATTGCAGAGATTGAAGAAATATCACTGGATGAGTATAATGAATGGGTCGCATATTTTAGTTTGCTAGAGGAACAGCAAGATGGCCGCAAATAATTTACAGATCAATGTGAATGTCGGCGGCAATGCTCTAGCCCAACTACAGCAAGTTCAAAGCCAGATACGAAAAACAGATACCGTTGTCGGCAAGTCAGCGCGTGGATATAACGCTTTTGGAGCCGCAGCAGATAAGTCAACGACCAAGGTAAGACGTTTTGGTCAAGCCGGAGTGCAACAGGTCGGCTTCCAGTTGGGTGACTTGGCGGTTCAACTGCAAAACGGTACGCATTTCCTCACGGCCTTTGGTCAACAGGGTTCACAGCTATTGGGTATCTTTGGTGCTACTGGCGCAATCCTTGGTGCTGTAGTCGCTGGCGCGGCAGCATTGGGAACCGTTTTCCTGAAGATGCGAGATACTGCGGGATCGCTAACCGAAGAACTGGATGGTCTTGAAGAAAGTTTGCAGACATTAGATGGGTTTGCTATCAGCAACCAGCAAAGATTTGATAAACTGACGGAAACTTACGGCAAGGCTACTACACAAGTAAACAAGCTGTTTGAGAGCCAAAAAGCACTCGCAGAGTTTGAGTTACAAAACGCTTTACGCAAAACCATTGAAGCATTGCAAACTGAATTAGATGTCGTTGACGATTTAGCTAGAGCGCAGGAAAATGTTGCACAAGCAGCATCAAAAAGAAAAAACGAACAAGTACAAGCAAACAGGGCGTTGCAAGATGACATCAAGTTAGTAACAGAAGAATTTGGCCTAAGTAGAAAAGAAGCAATCGCGCTGGGAGAAAGTTTCCAGCGTTTAAAAACTCTTGATCCGTTTACACAAGCAAATGAGAGCGCGAAAGAAGTACAAAAGATATTTGATCTCATAACAAAAAAAGGATTGGAAAACCTTACTGTCGCGCAGCGCGAGACGGCTACTAACACACTAAGACTTTTAGCGGCTCTAGCTGAAACTGCTCACAAAGTTAGCGAAACTGCTACAGGTGCAGTTAACGATATTGGGCTTACAACAGACGAGGCAAAGAAACTAGCGGACAATATGGCGGGAGCGTTTGGCAATAGCTTCAAGGGTATTGTCCAGGGAACTATGTCGGTGAAGGATGCGTTCCGTAACATGGCGCAGAGTATCATCAGCCAGTTGCTTGATGTCTTAGTTGTGCAGAGATTGGTCAGTGGCATTTCTACTGGCCTGCAAACCGCTTTTCCAAATTTATTTGGCACTGTTTCTGGCACAAGCCCAACAGGGGATGCCATCGGTGGGTCGGTACAACGAGGCAGACCCACCATCGTAGGGGAGCGCGGCGCGGAACTCTTCATACCCGCAAGTTCGGGCAGCATTATTTCTAACAAACGCCTTTCTGGTGGCGGTGGCGTTACTGTAAACCAGACCATTAACGTCACCACAGGCGTCCAGCAAACAGTTCGGTCAGAGATTGTGAACCTAATGCCACAGATTGCCAACGCTACAAAAGCAGCTGTGGCTGATAGCAGACTGCGTGGCGGGTCATTTAGTAAAGCGTTTGGGGGCTGATTGTGTCTATATCTTACCCGCTTTCCACTCCGACGAATAAAACGATAGCAGAGATCACATTGATCGCGAGGAATGTGGTCGGTGTTTCAACTTCCCCATTTACGTTTAAACAGCAGACTTATCAGTTTAGTGGTCAGCGATGGGAAGCAGACATCAAGCTGCCACCAATGCAGCGAACCGATGCCGAAGAATGGGTGGCTTTTCTGACAAGTCTCTATGGGCAAAAAGGCACTTTCCTACTGGGCGATCCTCTAGCAAGCACTCCGCAAGGTTCGGCATCAAGCGCGGCTGGAACGCCAGTTGTTAATGGAGCAAGTCAGACCGGGGATAGCTTGGCGATTGATGGGCTTCCGGCAAGTGCAACAAACTATCTGAAAGCTGGCGATTATATACAGCTTGGGTCGGGAGCATCGTCTGAGTTTTACAAAGTCTTGACCAATGCCAGCAGCAACGGTTCTGGTGAAGCAACACTGGACATCTGGCCTAATTTGAGATCATCACCCGCAGACGGGGCGACTGTCGTTGTGTCGGGTGCCAAGGGCGTCTTTCGCCTTAACGACAATGCAAGCAGTTGGAACATCAATAATATGGGACTTTATGGCATCGCTTTCGGTGCGGTGGAGAGCCTATGAGCCGCGATCTCACAACAGCAGTCCAGAACCAGCTTGCGGCGTCTGAACTTGAGCCATTCTTTGCCATCAAACTGGCTTTTGATAGCGGAGATGTTCGGATATGGACAGGCTATACAGACATCACAGTTGCGTCAGAGACGTATATAGGGGGTGGTCATTTGCTATCGATATCACCCATCGAAGAAACTGTTGAAGTTGCCGCTAGGGGCGTAAATATGGCACTGAACGGCATTGATAGCAGTCTGGTATCTGTTGCCCTTACAGAAAGCTATCAGGGGCGTTCTGCTAAAGTTTATCTGGGCGTAATATCATCAGGCGCAGTTGTGGCAGACCCTTATCTTGTATTCGATGGGCGCATGGATGTTATGACCATTGAAGATGCCGGAGAAACCGCGACAATTAGTCTGTCAGCCGAAAGTCGGCTTATTGATTTGGAACGTTCCAGAGTGCGTCGCTTTACAGACAACGACCAGCAAAATCAATTTCCCGGCGACACCAGTTTGCGGTTTGTCGCTGATTTGCAAAACAAAGAAATAGCTTGGGGTTCAGGTAAGGATGACAACGATTTCGTATTTAAACCATTCTTTGGCGGCTTCCAACCGTTATCCTAGGATTGCTGGTTGGGAAGCCAATTTAATCGAAACGATTGAAACGTATCGCCACGAACCGTTTGCGTGGTCAAAAAATGATTGTTTCACATTTGCTGTGCGGTGTGAGGAGGCAGTTTGCGGCAGGACGCGATTTCCAGAATTGTATAAAGCCCAATACAAGAACCAGTTTGGCTCAATGCGCGCCTTTATGCGTGAGGGGTATTATGGCATGATTGATTGCATGAATCAGCGTTTGGATGAGATAGATATGCGTGTGGCTCGGCGCGGTGATTGGTCAGTCGTCGGAACGCCTGACGGTTTAGCTGTTGGCGTTCTTACAGGTGACAAAATTGCAGTGACAGGTGAACAAGGATTGCTGTTTTTTGACTACAGCCAAGGCGTAAAAGCATGGAGAATATAGCATGGCACCGCAAGCCGTAGCCGCCGCAGTTGTAGCAACCACAGCGACTGCCGCCGCAAATTTTGTTGGGGCGGCGTTGGTAACTGGATTTGTTGCCGCAAGTTTAACAACGGTTTTTGTGACCACATTGGTTCTATCTGGGATTTCAATGGCTTTGCAGAAAAAGCCAAAGATCAATCCTCAAGGCAGCATGGCTGCTCGAAGCCAGATGGTGAAGCAGCCGTTGATAAGCCGCAAGATTGTCTATGGTCGGCAAAAAGTGTCAGGCGGCATTGTCTATATGAAAACCACGGGTAAGTCAGAGTTCTTGCATATGATCGTGGCGATAGCGTCAAACGAACTAAACAGCATTGAAAAGATATTTTTTAATGATGATGAGTTGACGCTTGATGGTTCTGGCAACGTCACAGCCCCATCGCAGTATGCTGGGAAAGCGCAAGTGCTAACGGGTTTGGGTCGAGACGATCAGTTGTCTAACGCAACGATCGCTCTAAACACTTTTGGCTTCAATAGCCCATCAGGAGTGAACACCAATGATCGGTTCCGTGGCATAGCTTACATATATGCCAAGCTAACATACGACACCGATGCTTTCCCAAATGGCATCCCAAATATAAGCGCAATCGTGCAAGGCAAGAAAGTGCTAGATACACGCACATCAGCGACAGCGTTTTCTAGCAATCCTGTTTTGATTTTGCGCGACTATCTAACTGACACGAAATATGGGCTAGGTTCTGCGGCGTCTGAGATTGACACAACATCTTTTAACGCGGCGGCGAATGTCTGCGACGAGGATGTGGCGTTAGCGGCTGGCGGTACAGAGAACAGATACGAAGCGCACGGCGTTATCGACACAGAAAACCAGCCCAAACAGATCATTGAGGAAATACTGTCAAGCATGGCTGGCTCCCTATATTACTCAGGCGGCAAGTGGTACGTCAAAGCTGGTGCATATTCGGCTCCGAGTGAAACGATCACTGAAGATGATTTAATGGGTGCAATTACAATCAACACGAAGCCAAGCCGCCGGGACAACTTTAACGCAGTGAAGGGCGTGTTTCTGCCAGCCGAAGATGGAAACTTCCAGCCGACAGATTATACGCCAATTACATCCGGCACTTTCCAAACCGAAGATAACGGAGAGCAAGTTTTTACCAATCTTGACTTGCCGTTTACACAATCGTCGAGCATGGCTCAACGTATTGCCAAGATTAATCTGTTCAAGGCGCGGCAACAGCTTACAATGACGTTGCCGTGTAAATTGACTGCGTTCAGACATAATGTAGGTGACACGATTATGGTGACGCTAGATAGGTTCGGCTTTAGCAGCAAAGTTTTTGAGATTGTTAACTGGCAGTTTGCAAGTTCAGTAAGCGATGATGGATCGGCAACGCTTGGCGTTGATCTGACGGTGCGCGAACTGGCATCGAGTGTTTATGATTGGTCAGCCGAAGAAACCGAGTTCTTAGCGGATAATACAGATTTGAGATCGCCGTTTGATATTCTTGCGCCATCGGTTACAACATCTGATGAACTGCGCGTTATCAATGAAGAAGCGATTGACGTTTTGCTAGTTGACATCAGCAGTGGAGATAACCTTGCTGTGCAGTTTGAAGTGCAAGCCAAAAAAACGACAGACAGCACTTTCACATCGCTGGGGATATCATCATCGACACGCTTTGAGATGATAAACGTTGAGGCTGGTGCAACTTATGATGTTCGCGCGCGAAGCATCACGGGGCTGGGTAATAAATCGGCGTTTACGAGTGTGACACAACAAATCACGGCATCATTAGATTTGCCAGCAGATGTGACCAACTTTTCTGTAAACATTATAGGCAAGGAAGCGCATTTGAGTTGGACACCTGTGCCAGATTTGGATTTGAGCCATTACATTGTGAGACACAGCGATGCCACATCTGGGGCAGCTTTTAATACATCTCGAACATTAGCAAAGAAAGTCAGTCGTCCAGCAAACACAGTCATCGTTCCTGCAATAACTGGCACATATCTTATCAAATCAGTAGATAAGGGCGGCAGAGAAAGCCGAAATGCAACAGCTACGATTGCGATAATAAACGAAATTGACCCCGGTAATGTAGTTCAAACGCTTACAGAAAACCCGACATTTTCTGGCACGAAATCAGATGTTGCTGTTTCTGATGGTGCATTAGTATTGGCGACCACTTTGCTATTTGATAGTGCGACAGGCAACTTTGATGATTTGGATGGCCTGTTCGATGGTGGCGGGTCTACTGTTGATAATGAAGGCACTTACGATTTTGCGACCGTGGTGGATTTAGGCAGTAAGTTTACCAGCCGTGTGACATCAAAAGTGGAAATCAGTCGGGTGGATTATGTAAACGTATTTGATGATGCGGCGGGTCTATTTGATGCGCGTGAAGGGTTCTTTGATGGTGACACTTCCAGCTTTGGCGATACTAACGCGACATTACAGATTGCGACCACAGACGATGATCCATCTGGTTCGCCCACGTTTACGGACTTCAGAGAATTTGTGGTGGGAGAATATTCGGCACGTGCGTTTAAATTCCGCGCTGTTTTGAACAGCAATGACACAAGCGCGTCACCGAAAGTAGAGACATTGCAAGTGACGGTTGATATGCCAGATCGGTTTGAACACGGAAACGATATCGCCAGTGGAACTGATGCAGGCGGTAAGACGGTAACGTTTAGCCCTGCGTTTAGCAGTTTGGAGAATGTAGCAATCACCGCGCAAAACATGGAAAGCGGTGACTTTTTTGTCGTTAGCAGCAAAAGCGCAACTGGTTTTAACGTGGTGTTCAAAAACAGTTCAAATGCTGTTATAAATAGAACGTTCGATTTTCAAGCCAAGGGTTTTGGCGCAGTCATATCATAGGTGAGAAATGGCACAGCACGATTACGTTATAGACAATCAAAGTTTTCCGGCAACGCGAACTGATCTGAATAATGTTCTGCAAGCAATAGTTTCCAATAACTCTGGAACCTCGCAACCGACCACGATGTTTGGAAATCAATGGTGGGTGGACACAACCAATAATAAATTGATGCTCCGAAACGAGGACAACGATGCTTGGATAGAGGTGGCTGTTCTTGACCAAAGCAATGACAGGGTGAGTTCAATAACATCTGAAACTGTTGTCGCAAACATTCTGAGTGAGCGCACAAGTGGGTCAGGTGTAACTATTGATGGCTTGCTTGTTAAAGATAAAGAAATTGGCACATCAGCCGCGCCAGCGACACTGCAAGCATCAGCGATAAACGGCGGCCAGATTGGTGGTCGCAGAAATGTTGTTATTAACGGTGAAATGAAGATCCAACAAAGGGGAACTCAAACAGGTCAAACCGGTGTGGATATGGCCGCTTGTGACAGATGGATTGTTGCGGAAGCCGGCGACACTATTGTTGATACATCACAATCGACAGATGTTCCATCAGGTCAGGGATTTGCTAATTCTTTGAAGGTGGATGTTACAAATGCTGATGCTAGTTTGGCCGCTGATGATTTTTTTCTTATCATTCAAAGAATAGAAGGTCAGGATGTACAGCATTTCAGTTATGGAACTAGCAGCGCGAAAGATGTAACTGTAAGTTTCTGGGTAAAGTCAGCAAAAACCGGAACACACATCCTCGAAATCAGGCAGAACACTTCTGGTGTTTTCAATAGTCAGGCATATACAATTGCTTCCGCGAACACTTGGCAAAAAGTCGAATTAACCTTTTCTGGTTATACTGCTGCCGCTATCGCAGATAGCAGTGCCCACGGATTTAGTCTTAATTGGTTTTTGGCGGCGGGAAGCACGTATTCCGGAGGAAGTTTGAACTCAAACACTTGGCACAGCACCCAAGCCAATCGCGCCGTTGGTCAGGTTAACGTTGTAGATAGTGACGCGAATAATTTTTATCTTACAGGCGTTCAGCTTGAAGTTGGCTCAGTGGCTACTGAGTTTGAGCATCGTTCTTTTAGCGAAGAATTGGAGCTGTGCAAACGGTATTATCATCGTATTGAACGCACAGAAACGGACGGTTCAGATACGTTAGGGGCAATACCAAGAAACGTGGCTGGTTTGTATTTAGGAATTGCTCAGATAACAGGTGCAACTACTGGATTTGTGGGTGTTGATCTGCCAACAACGATGCGAGCAACTCCAACGATATCTTTTACTAACGTAAGCCATATTTCAGTTTTTCCAGGTTCTAACAAAGTTCTAAGCACCTTTTCTATTGTAGGTCACAAACAGCAAAAATTAGTGTTTGTATCGTTAGGCTTCGCCAGCGGCGGCGTTGCTAATGATGCGGCAAGAGTATTTATAAATGTTTCAGGCAGTTTTGTTGAATTTGATGCGGAGATTGGGTAATGGAAAATAATACGAGTTGGATTGCATCCGCAAAATATTTTGCACTTGATGGCGAAAATCAATCAATAATTGTAACGAATTCGGCGGGTTCCATTTTCTCAGTGCCAATCGACGCAGATAACAGACATTATCAAGGTATACTTGCTTGGGTAGCTGAAGGCAACACGATCGCGGATGCAGATTGATGGCAAAACCAACTGTTACAAGTCTGACAAGTCGCGTGGACAAGCTGGAAGCTGTGAGCGAGGAACGCTTTCAAGAAACGATCAATCGCATAAAGCGTTTGGAGATGGTAATCGTCGGAACTGGTGGAGCCACGATTGTTCTTTTATTGAACATTGTTATAAATGGATCATAGTCAGGCTCTTACATGGAACCAATCAGCACAGCACTAACAGGCATTGCTCTGGTGCAGAAGTCTGTCGGTTTCATAAAGAGCCAAATTGCCACTGCAAATGACATCAAGGACATCGCGGATGCTTTGGATGGTCTGTTTGCTGGCGAAAAACAAATACAACAAGAACGATTTTCAGACAAATCAATGCTGGGTCAAACTAAGGACGCAGCTAACAAGGTCATCGACGCGAAACTCGCCAAAGAAGCGATGGATGAGATGAGAATACTCATTAACCATCGTTTTGGACATGGCACGTTTCAGCAGATTATTGCAGAGCGCAATAAGCAAATACGCGAAGAAAAAGAACGGATTGCCGAAGCAAAGCGTATCGCTCGAAAAAGAGCGCAAGAACGCAAAGAAGTGATAATGATACTAGCATCAATCGCTGGTGGACTTGGGCTGTTCTTTCTATTTCTGTTTATTTATTTATCGACATCGTAGGAGTTAAATATGTGGGCTAATCTAGTAACACCACTGGCGGGTATAGTCGGCAACTATATGGAAAGCCGGGCGGCTGTATCTAAGGCGAAGGTGCAAGCCAAGGTCGCCAAGGTAGAAGCAGACGCGGAAATATCGAAGCGAGTGGCTGCTGGCGAGATAGACATCCAAAAGTCGCAAGCTGATGCCACGGACGGATCGTGGAAGGACGAATTTTTCAGCGTAATTTTCGGGCTCTGGTTCCTCGGAAACTTCGCGCCGTTTTTGGATGATTATTATGACCATGCGTATGAAAGACTTAACGCAGCACCTGATTGGCTGACTTACACATTCATGTCTATTGTGGCTGCATCGTTTGGATTCAAGTCTATCGGGATGATACGCGGAAAAAAGTGAGTTCTCCCGTTATGGCAAACATACAATTAACAGAACACTTTTCATTGCGGGAGATGACCAAGAGCCAAACAGCCATGCGGCGTGGGATTGATAACACGCCAACTGACGAACATCTGGAAGCATTGACATCTTTATGCACAAACATCCTTGAGCCTATCCGCAAGCACTTTGGCGTTCCGGTGTTAGTCAGTAGTGGTTATCGCAGCCCAGAATTATGCAGAGAGATTGGCAGTAAATCCACAAGCCAACATGCCAAAGGCGAGGCGGCTGACTTTGAACTAGGTGGTGGCGTAAGCAATTACGACGTCGCCTGGTGGTGTCGAGAGAACTTGGATTTTGACCAACTGATCCTAGAATATTATACGCCAGACGATCCGAAGTCCGGCTGGGTGCATATTAGTTACAGAGATGATTGCAAAAACCGCGATCAGGTTCTTACTTACGATGGCGCAAACTACACCATAGGTCTTAGCAAATGATGACCACTGAAAAAGAGTTTGAGCAACACGCTCAGATTATTAGGTCAGAGCAAATGCCGCTTGGCGATATGATGATCCTGTTTCGTGAAGAGCCGAAGTTTGCCGATTGGTATAAGAAGAAATACTTTGCTTCACAGCCAAAGGCGCAAGCCAACTCTTAACCAAGGCACTTTCCCACGCCACCCCAAGGCACTTTTCCACGGTACCAAATTAGGTGTTGCACTTTGTAACGAATAACGATAGTTATGAACTGTTACATCAAAAAGGGATATACAGATGGCAAAAGATTATCAGATTTATGAACGCACTGAAGGCAAGTGGGTCATCGGCCACATTGTCGGTGAAACACCAGACGCTCTTGATCGGGGCATCAGTTATTATCGTGATGTGTACAAATACCACGATGCTGGTCAGCCCGAAAAACTTTCCAGCTTGACAGCCGAAGTCAAACGCTTTTACAAAATGTGACAGGTGGAATTATGAAAATGTTTTTTACAGCAATGATTGAGTTGGTATCGCTGATGGCGGTGCTTGCCGCGATTATGTTTGTTGGGTTTTTTGTACTGTGAAACCCAAACTGACAATTTAGAAATGAGCAAACAAATGACACAGAATTTCGGAACAGCAAAGCAAATAACTACATTACGCGAAGCGCAAGGTCGTGTAGACAGCAGCGCAAAAACTTATCCAGCCCTGGTTGGAGAAAACTTGGGACATACGACACTCAAGTTTTCATTGCCTATAACTCAGGTGCTACAAATGGCGAAGGTCGCAAATCATCAAAACATCAGCAATATTGTGTCGTTGCAAAACGAATACGAAGCGCAACGCAATCTTATGGTTAATCACGCTAAAAAATTAGCGCAATATACACTGATGGGTTTAGTAAAGTCGGAAATCCAAAGCCATGAAAAAACAAAAGGGAAGGTTTCTTTGGCGGTACATGAACTGCAAAACAATTTAGGAAAGCCAGCCTATACGTCTTTACAGCCAATGGTGACAAACATTAGAGCCTGTGAAATGGGTGGCGGTGACATACCCGCTGTCGATGTAGGACATAAGTATGGGCAAACAACAGGCATTTACAATGTTACGCTTTCCAATAAACACGTTTTATGGGTTGTGGATGGGCAGCATCGCTTAGAAGGTTTTAGGATGGTCTTGGAATTTCTCAAACAAGTCTTGAGAACTTGCAGATACCCGAAACAGGCTGATTTTAAATTGTACGCTCCTAATGGCCTTAATAATAATCAAATGATATCGGAAGAAATACTTGAGTTCTGGGAAGCTGTATATGATTGGGCGATGCACAGAGCAACCGTTTCCGTTGAGTGTCATCTAGGTTTGAACAAACATGAAGAACAACAATTATTCTTTGACTTAAACTCTAAAGGTAAAAAAGTAGAAACAGGGCTGGCTTTTGAGTTTGACCACACTGACCCAATCAATAAAGCGGTTAAGGATATAGTTATTCCAATACTGCCGTTTGTCCCTAATCTACGGGACAAGAACGCCTTTAATTTTGGTGATGATGGGAGATTGACCAGGAGAGAGGTCAATAAAATTACGCAAATCCTTTGTCTTGGCAAACAAAACAGGCATGTTACGCCTAGCGAAGTTCAAGAAAAAGAGCAGTTGATCACGTCTTTCTGGCAGACAATAATTTCGATTAAAGATTTTGGCCAACCATGTTGGCGAGAGAAATCGGTTGCTGCTCAGTCCGTGACGCTGAAAGCTGTTGCCTTCACCATTCATCGGCTTGTTTATGGGCAAAACAGTTTGCCGCGAGAAGAAGCCATCAAATGCACACAAAAAATCTTTGAGGCTATCCGTTCTAATTTATTGAGTTTTTCGTTCGATAACCCAATTTGGAGTTCAATTCTGGTTGAAAAAGCAGAGAGAGAAAAGAAACTAAAGGGCATCAGTAAGTTTGTACAGATCAACGATGAAATGGTGCAAACCTATGGGGCTGTGGATTTAAAAACAGGCAAGGTGCGTTTTGGTAATAGACATAACGACATCATGTTGTATTTGGGTGATGCGATTTCGTGGCAACTTTCGTTGCCGCCAAGGAAGGCTTAAATGTCCGAAAACTATAACCAGCCACTGTCTTATATCCGACCTACGCCCGAAAAAGACTTTCCGGCTGAGTTGGTAGTGCGCCGCCCAAATGATACGGATGTCGTTTGTGTGTTGGTCACGCGCAATGCACTGATGAACCTGATCGACGATGCAGTTAAACTGGTTAGGGTGTTTGACAGTCAACAGGAGCGAAAGACCAATGGCAAATAGACCGGATAAATATGCAGGGCTTTCTGACAGAGAGGCGTTCATCGAAATACAGTTGGATTTGCAACAGACTGTCAAAATGATACGCCAACAAAGGCAAGGAATTGCGGACAAAGAACTTCTTGAATATGTAAGGCTGAAGCTAGAAGCCATGACAGGGGGATTACCAGATGACACTTGAACGCTGGATGAGAATTAAAGGTTACACGGACGGGCAGTTTGCGGAGTTGATTGGCATGAGCCGTGTCGCTGTTAATCTGTATCGCAATGGGTTGCGGATGCCGCGCCCGGCCGTAATGGAAAAGATCACCGATGCAACGGCTGGACAAGTGAAGCCCAATGACTTCTATAAAAAATGATATTCACTATTTCATGTTGCCAACACCCCCATCCGTCAATCGATTGTGGCGTATATCGGGCAAGCGGATGCACAAATCAAAGGTCTATGTGGATTGGTTGGCAGACTGCCATTACTCGCTGCGGGGCATACATAGGCCGAATATTGACTATGCGTTCAACATCGAAATCATTGTCGGGCGACCAAGTAAACGCCGCATGGACATCGACAACCGGGCAAAAGCTGTCATGGATGCGTTGCAAGAGTTGAGGATCATTGCAGATGACTGTCTGGCGAACAGGGTGACGATGATGTGGTCATTGGAGATTGAGTGGTGCGAGATCACCATAACCAGGGCAGAGGTGCATTGATGCCTAAGAAGATGAAAGCATTAAGCACATCGGGCGTAAATATGTTTCGCGCTGATCCGGCAAGATGGTGGCTGACTTATGTCGCGGGTATTAGGGGCGGCACAAATACAAACATGGCGCGTGGCTTGGCAACCGAAACTGGTTACGATTTTATCTGGCAAAACGAGTTTAGCACAGAGCAAGAAGCCATCGACGCGGCTATCAAGAAGTTTAACGCCGATACGATGTTTGAGGGCGTAGGTGAGAAGCGCGACAAGGAACGCGAACACATTGCAGGGTTTGTTGAGCAGACCATAGAAGCATTGAAGCCGTATGGTTTTCCGACTAGCGATCAGACGTGGCACGAAGCAGAGATGGATGATGTGCCGTTCAAGGTAACAGGGCGCGATGATTATTGCTTCAAGCCGCATGGTGACGATCCGCGTCCGATCTGCTTGGACTTGAAAACGACACACCGCGTACCAAGCGAAATGTCTGCGCCACACAAGCGTCAGATGTCGCTTTATCAGTTCTTCCGGCCTGATCATCGTATATTAATCTGTTATGTCAGCACGAAGAAACACGCCATCTATGAACTAGACCCGGCTGAAGCCGTGGACATTAACAAAGAATTTGTTATTGCAGCGCAAGCCATTGAGCGATTGCTCACGACTTTCGATGATCCTATGGATATCGCAAAGCTGTTTGCGCCCGACTATTCCAGTTTCTACTGGGATGACCCCATAGTGCGCGCAGAAGCCAAGCGGATATGGGGATATTAATGGTGGCTTATAAAGGAACTAAAAAATGGCAATAAATTTTGACATTGGTGCAGCAAGCACGTTTGAACATTATATCAACTACAAAGCCGGAAATGGCACATGGGAGATGTCAACGGACGACATGAATGTCTCATTCAATTTCACCAAAGTTGTGTTCGATCTGAATACCATGGAAATGGGTTGGCAGTTATGGCCTAAAGGCGGCAGTCCGATCTGGCAAATGGACACAAGCGCAGAGGAAGCGTTGCCCAAGCCAGATGCCGATTGGAAACGAGGCTTCAAGGTTCGCGTTTTTTCCAAGGCGTTGTTCGGCGATTACCCTGTAAGGCTATTTTCATGCGCCAACAAAGGTGGCATGGATGGCATGAAGAAACTATGGATGGAATACGACAAGTCCAAGCAACCGGGGAAGCTGCCAGTGGTGGCGTTCAACGGCGCGACCAAAATTAACGTGGGAGAGGGTTCGACTTGCGTACCTGATCTGGTTATTGATAAATGGATAGACGCGCCACAAGAGTTGCTCGATGCGGTTCTAGGCGTGGAAGAGGTTGCGGTATTACCTTCCAGTGCCGCAGCATCCTTGCCTGACGGGGCGGGGGACAGTGATGAAGAAGATGAATTCTAATCACTGATAGGCCGTGGGCGGTGAGTTTATCCCTTACTTGCCGCCCACAAACCAAAGGGAATAAGGTGATGGTGGATTTAGTTAGTAAGGCGTTAGAGGTCGCGGAAGAATACCCCGTGTTTCCTTGTGACGCCAAGAAGCGACCCGTCTGTGAGGGCGGGTTCAAAGCGGCAACACAAGACCCGACAGAGGTTGAGCGTTTGTTCAGTGTGCCAAATGCGGCATTGATTGGTATGCCAACAGGTGAAGCTAGTGGTGTGTCGGTGATCGACATTGATATTAGGGACAATAAAAATGGCAAGGCATGGAAGGAAGATAACCAAGAACTTCTTGGCAATACTAGGATTGCTCAAACGCTTTCTGGTGGATGGCATTTTTACTATCTTCATCGTAGTGGTATTCGTAATCGTGCCGGGATTGCTGGGTGCGTGGATGTCCGTGGTGATGGCGGGTATGTTATTCATCCAGAGAGTGCTGGTTATCGTTGGCTCAACGACGAGGAGTTTTGCGATTTCCCCGATGCCGTGGCTGATATCGCTACCGATATTTCTCATGATTTGGGTGGTCATCAATTAGACAAATTTGGATCGGTCACAGATGGGCGCGAAAAGTATATGGCGTCGATCATCATGGCGTCAGTAGGGGACTATTACAGGCAGACTAAAACCTATCCCACGCTCAAATGGATGGTCGAAAATGTCTATCCGGTTTACGCCAGCAAAGTCGTGTCCAGGTCAGGCGATTTGGAAAAGGATGGGCGCGGGATATCAGAGTTTCAGCGCAAGTGCATCAGTACGCTACGCAAGGCGCATGAGGGCGGTTTTACTGATCTAGGGACTGCGCCACCAAAAAAGGAAGAAGCCGTGGAGAGCGCAAACGCTAACCCACGGCAGCGCAAGATTGTTCTCAAAACACTGCAAGAATTACGTCAGACACCGCCCCCGACATTTCAGGTTGCGCCATACATTATCGATAAGTCGTTTGCCGTTTTGTTTGGTGCGCCAGCGTCATATAAATCATTCCTTGCGCTTGATTGGGCATTATCAGTGGCGCATGGCGTAGATTGGAACGAGCGACCAGTTATCCAAGGCAGTGTCGTTTACCTTGCCCTAGAAGGTCAGACAGGGCTGGCAACGCGATCTGAGGCATGGCACAGGGAGCGAGGGCTGAAAGACACTGACGCGCCATTTTATGCGGTCACAACGCCATTATCACTAGCAGACGAGGCGGGTGATTTAGTGCCATTGATGGATGGCATAGCGGATGGTTTGGGCGGTGTAAACCCGACAATGATTGTGGTGGATACGCTTGCCCGGTCTTTTGTAGGAGCAGATGAGAACAGCAGCACGGATATGGGTGTGTTCGTGCATAACATTGATCTGCTAATAGATCGTTTTGATTGCACCGTTTTGGTCGTTCATCATTCCGGCAAGCAAACGGAGCGCGGTATGCGTGGTTCGTCGGCGTTACGCGGTGCTGTCACATCGGAGTTTGAACTGGTCAAGACAGTGGGTTCGCAGAGCGTTGCGCTGCATGTTCGCAAGCAAAAGGATGTCGAAGAAGCCAAGTCGCAATGGCTAACTGCCAGAGAGGTGTCATGGGTTCAGTCGGGGTTTGGCGAGGAACGGACAAGCCTGGTTCTTGACGCGACAGACGAGCCTGATGCGCCGAAAAGGTACACTAAAGACCAGATATTTGCGCTTAATTTGCTAGAGCAAATCATTGCTGATGGCAGTGAATGGGTGGACAGAAGTGACGGTTCAGGGGTGCCAAATGAGGTCTGGAGAGACAGAGTTAACGAGTTAAGAGTGGATAAACAGGGAAATTCCAAGAAATACAGCACTAGCGGATGGTATCACTTTGTTGATCGGATGTTGACGTTAGGGGTTATCAATAAAATCAATAACTTAGTCAGTATAACGTCAACAACGTCAACCAAACATCAACATGAAACGTCAACTGTAGTGTGAGGTTGATTGACGTGACGTTACACTATAGTAACGTCACGACATCAACACTAGGGGGAAAGATCAAATGGCAACTAAAATACCAAGAAAGACCCGCGAAGATATCGAAGCACTTAACGACCATCAGGTCTGGATACCGCAAGATGATATCACGCGGGATCAGATTGATGGCGCATTGAAGCCGCTTGATGCTCTGGCAAACGAGATGGAAGAACGATGGGGCAGATGTCGGTTGCAAGAACTTGTTACCCCGGCAACGGCTTCACGCTTTCAAGCGGCAAGTCAAAAGCTGAACGTGGCGATCTTGAGCAACGACATCGACATGGTTATCCGCAAATCGACTGTCTTGATAAAAGGCTGGCGCGCTATGGAGAACGAGGCATTAGAAGCTGGTCATAAGCCTATGCCACCAGAGTTGTGGGATTGTCATGCGCCGGAAGAAGATGGCAAGCCGGAAGTCTCGTTTGTTATTGCCAAAAACGCCACCGCAGCGACACTAGCAGAGGTTGATGTGCCTGTGTATACGACCCAAGAGATAGCGAGGATTATACGAGCATGGAGATTGCAGTCGTCTGTGCAAACAGCGAAAACCGTTTTCCCTGATGCAGAAATAGTTAGAATATCAAACGATGGTTTTAAGGATGATGATTTGCCGTTTTAGGGGAGAAGCAGATGTCTGATGTGCCAAACCTGGATGATGTAGTTTTGAAGGATCGTGGCTATCATAATTTCTATGAAGGTTTTATCGACTGTGATTTTTGTGGTCAGCAGACCCGTGGTCGTGTTTATAATGGATCGCACGAAGTAAAGTGTGGCGCGTGTCATTCGGTGCTGTTAACGCTGACCGATGTGCAGCAATATCCGATGACAGGCACTTTCCCACGGTAGTCGTGGGCACTTTCCCACGGTAGTAAAGCAAGAGAAGGCGTAAAATGTACAGGCTGTCGATTGAGGCAAAAGCAGGGTTTTTGACTGACGATATTCAGCGTGTTGTCGATAAACAATTACCATTTGCTGCGTCTATGGGTTTGAATGAATTGTTATTTAGCGTTCAAAAAACAGAGGTATTGCGGGTTTATGAAAAGGCATTTGATAAAAGAAATGACGCTTTCTTTAACTTAGTTAACAGAGTTTATAAAAGTAACAAACGCCAGTTAAAACAATTTGGGTTTCTTACTGCCAGTATTCAAAGGGGAGAACTACCAGCCCCGGCGGGAAGCTCTACAAAGCCCATTGCATCAACAAAACGAAACCCGGCTGATACATCGTTTATGCTTGTCCATGCGCGCGGTGGTGTTCGCAAGCCGTTACGTTCTAAAAAGGCAGTACCAATGACTGTGGGAGGTGCAAGGATATCTCGCAGCAAAACGACAGGTAAAGTTCGACACGCTCAGAAGGCATCTACTCTGTACGCGCAAGATAATACTTTTGTTCGCAAAAGCACAAAAACTGGCAAGAGCATATTATTTAGACGGGTGCGTAAAAAGA